GGCACCGGCGGCCTGCGCTTTGGCTTGGCGGCCGGCACCTTCACCGGGGCAGCCTTCGGCACCGGGCAATACATCTCGCCGCGTGCGTTGCGGCGCGTGGTAGCCCGTGGATCACGCTTCTTCGCCATCAGGCTCCTCAGTGGGTCGTGGTAGTGATGCTGACAGACGATCCTCGGCAGCCTGCAACCTGCCGGCACTGAGTGCAGCGGTCGCATCCAGCTCGGCCGCGATGTCGAAGTCCTCAGGCAGCACCTCACCATCGGCCAGCATCCGAAGCGCCGTCTCCTGCGTGTAGAGCGGCTGGGCAGAGTTGTAGCCGGCCAGGATCTGCGCCATCTGGCTGGGGTCCATCTTGGTGCTCACGAAGTCGCGGTTGATGCTGCAGCTACCAGCCTGTGGCAGGTTGAGGAATGCCGCATGATGCCGCAGGCAGTTGTCGATCAGGTCCTGCAGCTGCAGTGCCACGGTCATCAGGGCAGCATCACCCTGCGACCGCTCGATGGACTTCGACAGCCCCGACTCTGCGGCAGCCTTCTGCCCCAGCACGGCCGCAACACCCAGCTGGTTGATCTGCCGCTCGATCTCGCTCAGGTGCTGGAACTGGTACTGATAGCTGGTGCCCTGCGGTTCGATGAACTCCACCCGCGCATCCACCGGCAGCGCGGTGGCAAACTGCGGCCCCACGTCCAGGGATTCCACCTCGGCCGGCACACCGAACAGGAACTGCCGGGGCACCGCCGCGATGTGCAGCTGGTTGGCCAGGTCCGACCCACGGCGGTAGGCCTGCAGGTTCAGCCAGCCCACCTCCTCCAACGGCGGCACACTCTCCAGCAGCCCCACGCGGTTGGCATAGGCCACGGCAAACGGGATCTCGTCCAGCGTCGTGGTGCCCTCATCCACCAGGTCGAACTCGCCGCCCTTGCTCAGTTGCTTGCGGTAGAGCCGAAACCGGCCGGGCTCCAGCACCCGCACCTGCTCGACCAGTTCCTCACCGAACTCTGAATCAGGATCGGCCACCACCACACGCTCCATCAGCCGAAGCTGCGTCAGCTTCTGCGTGCCGTCGCGCACCTCAGTGCGCCAGCCCAGGATGTCGCGGGGGGTGTAGGTGACCCAGTACGGCCGATCGCCCACATCGTTCGTGTCCTCACCGCGGGGGAAGTCAACCAGCACACCGATGTGGCCATAGCGCAGGCACTGCACTGCAGCATCGTGCAGCCACACGTTAAGATCGTTCCCCTGCAGGTCCACATCGAACATGTGTTCCGTGACCTGATCGGACACGTCATCGAGCCTCACCGGCTTGCGGCAGATCATGCCGGCCAGCATCTGCTCCAGCCGCGTCACATACGGCGGGCACACGCTGCCGTTGAGCCTGATCTGGTATGCCGCGTCATCCTCGCCGGGCTCCTGCGGCAACCACCGCACACCCGCCTGTTGCATGATCAGCGTGCCGCCGGCCAGGTGCTCCAGCAGGATCCACCGTGGCTCCATGCGCCGCCACGCAAAGCCGGGTTCCTCGACCCGTAGCGAGAGGCGGGTGCCGACTGCCGCAAGGGTCGGCATGCCGGTGCTGGTGTAACTGAGCGACGATGTACCCATGCCCTAGGTTGCCCTGCCCTGCCGGCCGTACAGGCGAATCCCACCCACGGCCTTGCCTGCAGTGGCGCGACCCACCTCGAACGTGCGATGCACCAGATAGCCCAGTGCATCGCACAGGTGGTCATGGCCGGCCGACTTGTCCGGTTCGCCGCGCTCGCTGTAGCTCTGCAGCTCCAGGCTCTCGATCAGCTTTCGGCATCGCGGATGGATCCGTAGCCTCACCTCGCCCTTGCCGTTGCACAGCAGCGCCTGCACGCTTGCCACACGATCTCTTATCGGTGGGTTGGCCGATGGTGCGTTGTTGCTGATGCCGTAGCTCTGCAGGATCGCGATGTCCGACCTGCTGCTGTTGGTGCTGCGGTTCGCGCCGCTTGCGTCCGGGTAGCCGGCCAGGCGTTGCTCTGGGTAGCGCCGCACAATCTCGGCACCCATGGCATCGGTGTCGTGGGCGCCGGCCACCTCATCCCAGACGTGGAGCTCTCGGCCGCGACGGAACGCCAGTACCGCATTGCAGTTCCCCACGTTGAAGTCACACCCGATCAGCAGCAGGGTGTCAACCTCAGGATCCGGCTCGGGCATGTCAGGCCAAACGTGCAGATCACGGCTGAACCGGTCGTAGACCTGACCGGTCGTCAAGTTCACGAAGTCTCCGTCCAGGTAGGCGCGGAGCAGCTGCGGGTCGTAGTTCTCCCGCAGCGTTTCCACGAAGTCGGGCGGTAGGTGGGGGTTGTCCACCGTGCGCATCCTGATCAGCAGCCGATCGTCACGGCCCTGCGCTGCCTCACTGGCGAAGGTGTTCCACATCCAGCGGAAGCCCTCTGGTGTGCTGGCGCTGCCGAACTGCCGCAGGTTGCCGGCCCGCAGTCGACCGAGGATCTTGGGGAATGCCCGATCAGCGATGCTGGGCGCCACGGTGTCGATCTCGTCCGCGAGCACCCAGCTCAGGTTGAGGCCGATGATGCGCGGCCAGTTCTCAAACGATCGGCACAGGATCGTCGTATCACCCTCCGGCAGGTGGATGGTGTACTCCGGCAACGGCGAGGCCCGGAACGAATAGGGAACGTCGTAGCGCTCCAGGAACTCCTCAAAGTCCCGTTGCCAAATGTCCCTAATGAGTGGGCCGGTCGGTTCCATGACGCAGCCCAGGAAGCCGGGGTTTGCTGCCGCGAGGTGCAACGCCTTGGCACAGAGGGCAACGGTCTTGCCTGCGCCATAGCCGGCTGTCAAGCCCACGATCTTGGCACCGGTGGCCTCCACGAAGGCCAGCTGGCCGGGGTGCAGGTCAGCGCGGACACGCTGCAGCAGGTCGGCAGTGTCGCCTGCCTCAGCCACTGCCCAGCTGTCCAACACGGTGCCACTGCAGGCGGTGAACAGGCTCACGAGCGCGGCACCCAGCCCCAGCTGCGCAGCCATGCCCGCAGGCAGTCGCCCGTCGGGGTACCGGGGGGCCAGCGGACAGCCTGGAGCACCTCAGAGCCGCCTGCAACCCATCGGGGGCCTTCCCCATCGGGGCGGATGTAGAAGCCACCCTCAGGGCCGACCTGCACCCAGATGCCGCGGTCGTCGAATGTCTGTGACCTGCCCTCAGGCGGCACCTCCACATCGAGGGCCCGCAGGATGCGCGCGCGGGTGAGCGATTCGGGGGTCTCGGCCAGTTGGCGCCAGGAGGCAGGCATCAGGTCTGTTGCAGCTTGGACAGCACCCACAGCGCAAATGCGACATGCGTGCGGATTGCATGCGGGCCAGGTGGTGCAGCGGGGAAGCTCTCAGCCCACCATGCGCGGAACTGTGCTTCGAGGGTTTCAGGGGTCATTGGATGAGCTTGGCGAGGCGTGCGGCGCCGTTGATGGCACCAAGGGCGACGGATAGCTGATTGGTCTCGCGGGCCTTGCGTTGCAGGTCAGCGTATTGCGAGAGCAGTTCAGCGGCCAGCTGATCACGGGCAACATCGTCCCAATCGGAGCGGATGAGGTCACGCGCGGCCCTGATGTAGGAATCAGCGGTGCGATCGGTTACGCCCCATTCGTCTGAGGCATGTTGAAGGCATTCGCGGCGTGTGCTGCCCGTGGTGAGCATCTTGGCGAATACCTGAGCGCGGTATTCAACTTGTCCACGGGTAGTCTTCTGGGCCATTATCCCGAGACGCAGGTGATGATGCCAGATTCTGCCAAGGCGGATAGGCAGGCTTCAGCTTCGGAGATTGTAGCGGCCTGGATGGAGGAGAGCACCATGCAGGTGCCGACGTAGTAGGTGAAGAGGTAGTGATTGACGGTATCGGCCTGGAGCATGGTGCCGAGCAGGCGGTAGGTGGTTACCAGATCGAAGGCGAGGTCGTAGGAGGTCGGGAGATCGGGTGCGTCGATGTGGAGGTGAATGACGGCAGCGGGATCAGTGGGGTGGTCAGCCGAGAGGATGAAGTCTGGCATCAGCGTAACCGGGCTTCGATGTTGCGGAGGAGGATTGCGGGGATGGGCGGTGATTGCGGGATGGGCCGTTTGGGGCTCCAGTTGCCGTCGAGCCAGAGGGCGAGGGAATGGAAGTGCCCGTCTCGGTAGAAGTGAATGCTGTGGGGGGTGCTGGGGTGATGGTAGGCCTTCCAGAGCTTGGTGGAAGCGATGAGGTTCATGCGAGGCGTACCAGGCGTGCGTTGACGGTGTGGGGGATGCCGAGCCCGAGGGGGATGAGATCAACGAGGCCGGGGCGATGGGCTGGGCAGACGCGGGAGCGGTTGCCGGTGGTGGGCGATGTCCAGATGACGGGGAGTGTCATGGGTGGGCGGTGGTGATGGGGGCAGTCTGACGCGCCACGGGGGCTGGGGGCCACCCTCACGGCTCTCACGCTCTTCTCACAGGGGTTGTGAGAACAGAAACCCTGTGGTGGACTGCGGTTTGGCCCCCTTCTCACAATCTCACACCTTTACAGGAATACAGATACATACGAGCACCCCTCTCCCCCCTCTCTACACACACACTCTCTATAGGGGGGGATAGCGGTTCGCGAACCGTGAGACGTGAGATCGTGAGATTGCTTGCAAACACTAGGTTTCTGTCTCACAACGGCTCTCACAAACGGGGTGTTTCTCACGCTTCGGCAGCCTGGATGGGGATTCTCACGCCGCGGCTGCTGGCACCGGTGCCGCGAAAGTAGAGGCTGCCGGTTTTGGTCGCGCCAGGGAGTCGCGTGAGGACCGTGCCCCAGCAGGATGCCCATGAGGTGTCGCGGAGGATGGCCGCGATGGCTTGGGCGTTGTTGGAGACGATGAGGCCCGGTGCCTCGCCGGGATCGACCTTGATGCCGTGGCGGCCGAGGGTGGACTCGGCCAGTCCGGCGCCGATGTGAAGGTCTGTGGCGCGATGGAGGGCCAGGTCGATGAGCTCGCCAAGGGACTGGGTTTTGCTGCGCTCGGCATCAACACGGATCTGATGCTGCAGGATGCGCTGCAGGCATCGGCGTTCGTCTGGGATTTCGTCGGCTTCCTTGTACGGTTCCCAGTTGTTTTCATCGATGAATCGTTTGGCCTGTGCTTCGCTGATCGGTTCGTCTGATGTGAGCGACCATGCACCAGCCAGGAGGGTGCCGTATTGATCACCCCATCGTTGGTTGCCGAATGCTTCTGCTGCGGCACGCGAAAGGATGGCGATTGATTGACGGATCACGGGAATCATGCGCAGTGTTCGTGCCTGCAAACGGCGGCCGATGTCATCGGTGATGTGATTGTCGAGATCGGTCTTAAGGGCTTGCCAGTGTTCGGCGCGTTGATCGGATGTGAGTTCGGATGGTATGCGTAGGGTGAGCTGAGCGAAGCGTGAGCGGTCGGCACCTTGCTTGAGTGCGGTGGCGATGGATGACATGAAGAACATGGACCGGATGGTGTAGCGCTGCGATTCGCCTTCCGGGGAGCCCTTGAGCATGTGTGCGCGGGATTCGGAGCTGGCCACCCGAGCGAGGGAAAGGATGGCCTGCATGCGCTGCTGATCGGGGCGTTCGTTGGATTCGGCCTCATCGAACACAACGGGGAGGGCATCGGCGCGGAGTGCCTGGCGGATGCCGGGCTCAGTGGTGTTGCCCGAGACGTGCAGGGCCAGGTCAGCCAGCAGGGGGGCGATGAAGCCGGAGAGGATGGCCGATTTGCCGGTGCCAGCTGCTGCGGTGAGCCAGGCATGGGGGCGCCAGTTGAGGACACCACAGATGGGCGCGAGCGTGACCCAGCCGGCGAGCAGGGCACCGGAGGCAGGCACTTCCCAGTGGAAGCGATCGGCGATAACGGAGATCAGGCCGGCTTCCTCGGCGGTGAGGGGGGTGGCATCGGCAGGGCCATCAATGGCGGTGAGGCGCTGGTAGAGGTAGCGGCTGCCGGCCACGGGTTGGGTGGCAGGCTGCTCAGTGCCATCGATGATCAGGCGATCACCGAGGTGCAGGACAGCGCGGTTCTTGTCGCACCATGCGCCACGGCCACGGATGCGGTTCGGGTCGTAGACACCGATGGCTGCCTGCTCTTGGAACAGGTCGGAGGCGGCATGGGTCCAGTTGACACCGGTCTTGGATTGGTAGGTGGCCTCCCAGTATTCGAGGGGTGCAAGTGCCACGAGGTTCGTGCCAGTGTGGCCTGAGCGGCTGAGGCGCACGACCTGCCCGGTGGAGTGGGGCTGGTAGTGGTAGCCATCGGCATCAAAGCCCAGGCATGTGAACGGGCCACTGGATCGCGATGGCCGTTCGCGTTGCGGGGGATTGGGCGGCGGTGCGGGTGGCTCCGGCGGTGCGGGGGGTGCAGTGACCTGCTGGCTGTTGCTGCGGGCATGTGCGGCAGCATCCTTGGCTGACCAGTCGGTGGCATCTGCCAGATCCCAGCCCTCGGGTGCATCAGCCGGGGGATCGATCAGGTGAACCGCTGCAGCGATCGGCTGGAGGATGGATGCCACGGCTGCCATGGCATCACGGCCGACGGCATCGGCATCGGGCCACAGGTAACAGGTGCGGCCGGTGAGGGGTGACCAGTCGGCCTTGCCGGTGGCCTTGCAGCCACTGGGCCAGGTGGTGGCCACCATCTTGGGAAACAGGCGTGCTGCGGCATCAGCGGCCTTCTCGCCTTCCACGATGAGCACGGCAGCATCGGGCCGGGCCTGGAGGTCTGCGAGGTTGAGCAGCGGCCGGGGCGCTGGGGGTGCCTTCCAGCGCCAGGCAGTGCCATCCCACCAGAGGGGCCTGATGCGCTTCTGCGGGAAGCGGCAGACCATGAAGGTGGGCGAGTAGCGCCAGACCGATTCGGCGCCGTTGGTCGGCGGGTCGGTTGATGGTGGGGTGAGCGTGGGCAGGCCGAGATGTGCCTCGATGCGGCGTGCGGCTTCCTTGAAGTCCCAGTGTGTGCGGCGCAGCAGCAGATCCATGCCAGAGCCGGCACCACCGTGCTGATCCTTGCCGCCGCACTGGTTGCAGAACCAGGATCCGCTGCCGTCCTTGTCGTCGAAGCGGTAGCGGTCGGTGCCACCGCATAGGGGGCAAGCCTGATGACGATCAGTGAGCTGATCGGCGGGGATGCCGGCGAGGTGCTGGAGGATGTCGGGCCAGCGGCCACGCGCGGCCTCGATGATGTCGCGATGCATCATGCGCGGTGGCCAGGGCGGCGGTTGACCAGACCGGCATCAGAAAGCCGGATGGCTTCATCCATGAGGATGCGGATGGCACAGCCACGGGAGACGGTTTCACCACGCCAGCGATCGAGCCATGCGAGCTGTGCTGGTGTGAGGCGTAAGGCGATTGGGTGAGAGAGGGGCACGGGCGCGATCAAACACAACCCACCGTAGCCGATCCTGCTACGGGATGCCCACAAGAAAGCCCCCGTGGTGTGCGGGGGCTGTGTGGGGTGGGTGATCAGCGGCAGAAGTGCCAGCCGTCGTATGGGTGGCAGGGATCGCGGTAGAGGATGCCGAGGTGTGAGCAGAGGGCGAGGGTGAAGATCAGCGCCCCGGTGAAGCCGGCCCAGAAGGAGAGGTGTCTCATCGCTGAACGGCCGGGAGGCGGGAGGCAGTGAGGTAGGCCTGAGCGGAGATGATCGGCTGCCTGGCCAGGTCGTGGTGGCCGGCGGCGGCTTGGCAGCAGGCATCGGTGATGTGCTGATCTGCCATGCGCAGGATGCGGCGTTCAGCAGAGATTGCATCCATGGCTGCGGCGCGTGTGGCGGGGCAGTCGAGCGATGCGGCGAGGGCGTTCAGGGCGTCGTGTGCGCTCATGGTGGTGGGTGTGGGTGGGTGGTCAGGCGTACCAGAATCCGACGCGGTCGCGGCAGGCCTCCCATGCATCAGCGACTTCGCCGAGGCCATTGCTGCGGAGCACGGCGAGCAGGATGTCGTCAGCATCCCCGTGGACCTCTTCGGGATCGCCGTCTTGAAAGGCGGTCAGCTTTGCGATCGCTTCCTGTGGAGTCATGGGTGGTGCAAGCGGTGGGATGGTGTGCCGGGCTTGCGGCGCCCGGCGTGCCGGTGATGCTCAGGCCGCAGCGAGCAGCATCCTGCGGACGGTGGAGCGGGAGCAGCCGAGGCGCTCAGCGATGGCCTGCTGCGTGAGCCCGTCGCGGCGCCAGCGGCGTGCGCGCTGCTCACGGCTTTCGGTGGCCCAGAGCAGGATCAGCACCGGCAGGAGCAGCAGTGCCAGGAGGATCGCAAGGGTGGTGGACATGATCGGTTCCTACAGATGGGTGGTGGTGCCCCCGGACTGCTGGGGGCGGATCGGCGCGGTTTAAGGCCTATCGCCGGCTGGCCTGCGGGGTCGCCCCCGATGAACACATCATGCCACACGATGCCACCCCTTGCCACCCCATACACAGAACTCAACAATCGGGTGGATTCAGGGCGGCGGCGGCCTCCTCCGGTGACCGTGCCACGCAGGCGATCCCGCCAGCAGCCTGCACCGCAGCGAGCCAGGCGGCCTGATCGGGGCGGAGGCGGCCGCGTGGTGCCTTGACCTCGACGGAGCAGAACACCGCCACCCGCTGGCCCACCATGTCGGGTGTGATCTCCACGGTGCGCCAGCCGATGAGGTCCGCGGAGCCCGGTGCCAGGCCGAACGACACCAGCCGGCCGGTGCGGGGGTCCGGCAGCTTGCCCACGTTGTTCCTGAACAGCCGCACCGGGCCACGGCTCAGGAGGCGGATGTGCTGCTGGATCTGCTGTTCGGTCATCGTGATAGCTCCAGTACTCGGGCCAATGGTATGGCTGCGACCTGTGGCACAACGGCGTTGCCTAAGGCTCGCAGACGGTCCACCCGACCGGAAAGCCCATCATCTCCTCGACAAAGGACGGGTTCAGATAGGTACCTGCGCCAGTCTGGATTGAGTCGTCTCGCAGCATCTCCCCAGCCAGGCCATTCCGAATGGCCTGGCTGGGCGGCAGGGTTGAGTTCTTGCTGTCGTTCACCGTTGGAGTCGGCAACATCTCCCGCGCTACTACCGTCTCCAGATTCGGGAACCGCTCGCCCTCCATATTGCCCGCCGTGTCCAGCCGGCTGGCCATCGCTGAGCATGTGCGGGGCGTAGGCAACACACCACCACCGATCACGCCGATGGCAGGCGCCCAGATCTGCCGCCGGAATACATGCCCACTCAGCATCAAACCCTGCCTCGGCCAACGCTCCAAGAACAGTGTCCATCCCGTTAGAAGTGATCGCTGCGACGTTCTCCAGGACAACGAACTGCGGTCCCACCATGCGAACGATTCGCATGAGTTCATAGAACAGCCCGGAGCGGGTGCCTTCCTTGATGCCGGCTTGCTTTCCGGCGGTGCTGATGTCTTGGCAAGGGAAACCGCCGCAAACAATGTCAGCTGATCCGGGTTCTGGGTTGAATGTGCATACGTCATCGTGGATGGGAACATCGGGCCAATGATTGCGGAGGATCTTCTGGCAGAACGGTTCACGTTCCACGAACTGAACGGTTTGGATGCCTCCGGTTAATCGTGCGGCAAGGCTGAAACCACCAATGCCGCTGAACAGGTCAATCATTCGGAGTGTCATCATCTGCCACCGCGTGCGGCCAGTATGCGATCAGTCCAGCCGCGCTGGTAGCCGCGTTCAAGGCGGATGGCTTCGAGTTCTTCGCGGCTGCGGGCACGACCGACGGAGCGCCGGCGTTCGATGCGTTGCAGCTCCTGCAGCTCACCTGAGATCAGCTCCACCTTGCGGGTGACGGTCTGCCACACGTGCCCGCACTCCGGACACACCGCGGTGAGAGCCGGCACGCAGCAGAAGCATGTCGGGCACGAGCGCACCGGCGGCACGGGGTCGCCCTTGCGGCGCTTGCGGCCCTCCAGGGTCCACTCGCGCGGATCAGTCGGCAGCCCGAGGCCTGGCCGGCGGGCATTGCCGGCATGATCCAGGATGATCGCCGAGGTCTTGCCTGGTGCTGGCCGCAGGGCACGGCCCAGCTGCTGCAACCACACCACAGTGGACTGCGTGGGCCGGAGCATCAGGGCACCGGCAACGGCGGGGATGTCGACGCCTTCGGAGACGATTTCGCACTGCGCCAGCACCTGCAGCGTGCCATCGGCCAGATCAGCAAACAGCCGATCCTGTTCTTGGCGGCTCACGGTGCCGGTGAGTGCAGCGGCCGGGATGCCCTCTGCGCGAAAGGCCGTCGCAACGGATTCGGCATGAGCAACGCTGCAGCAGTTCGCAATGGCGGTCCTGCCCGATAGGTGCCGCTGGTATTCGGTGACGGCATCCCCCATCAGGCCTGCCATGGCCTGTTCAGCCTGCTGCATGTCCAGATCACCCATGCGGGTGCGGATGCCGGCCAGCGATGGCCCAGGCCAGGAGAACACCCGAGCGGGTGCGAGGAACCCCTGATCCGTGAGCCATCGTGCATCGGGGCCGATGACCAGCTGCTGGAAGTAGCCGCCGTGGCCCTGCCCGAGGCCCACCCCATCGAGGCGGGATGGGGTTGCGGTGAACCCGATCAGACGTGCATCGGGCCATGCCTCAATCAGCCGGCCCCACTGGTTGCCCGCGATGAGGTGATGGGCCTCGTCCACCAGCAGCAGATCCGGCGGCTCCATGGTGGGCGTACGGATGGATTGCACCGAGCGGACGGGCACGGCATCGGCACAGCCCCATGCCTCCATGGTGGCGGTGAGCTGCTGCACCAGCCGGCGGCGGTGGACCACGGCCAGCACGCGGCGCCCACGGGATGCGGCACTGCTGGCGATGTGCCCCAGCAGAGCAGACTTGCCGCCACCGGTGGGTAGCACCATGCACAGCCGCCGGTGCCGCGTGGCAGCCTGCCGAGCCGCGTCGATCATCTGAGCCTGGTAGGGGCGGAGGATCATCGCGGCGACTGAATCCAGTGCCGGTGCAGATCGGCTGATGCCTGAAGCCACTCGGCAGATTCGGAGTGGCTGTAGCGGCCGGTGAGCGAGGCAGCGAGCGCCTCAGCGGCCAGGATCGCCAGCTGGTCAGCGTCGGGGATGCCGCGCTGGCTGAGGATGCCGGCCAGGCGCGTCACGGGGTTAGTCATCGAAGGCATCGTCGTCTTCCTCAGTGTCGGGTGTGAACTCGGGGCATTCCATGGCCGCGAGCGGTGGGTTGTGGATCGTGCAGGGCACGCTGATCCCACCGAAGTGCAGGCAGTCGAAACATGCCCGCTCCGGCACGGCACCAGGCTCCTCCGGCAGTGGTTGATCAATGAGCCACGGGGCACCCTCATGCCATAGCGGCAGGTCGGGCCTGACGTGCTTGTAAACGGCGCACCCCCGCTGGCGGATGCGGCTGATCGATCGCGGTGAGCGGTCCACCAGCTTGGCCGCTGCTGCATGCGACAGGGGCGACAGCAACAGCCATTCGATCAGCTCATCGCGGAGCGGTGTTGCCGGCTCCACCTTCGGCTGCCATTGCGGCAGATCAGGGCGGACCTCCTTGTAGATCACGCGCCGGCGGACTTGCTCGATCAGCGACTGGCTGACCTCCCAGCGTTTGGCCAGCTTCCTGGAGCGGGTGTGCGTGGTGAGGGCGAGGACGATCTGGTCTTCGGTGAGGCGGCCCATGCGGTGCGTGGGCGGGTGATCACCCGGCGGGAAGTTTTCGGACCACCGCTGTTTGCAGTCTTGGCATTGAATCCGCCGCCACCGCCAACCGGAGAATCTGACTTTGGTGCGGATGGTCTGGCCGATGCCGTTGCAGTTGGGGCAGTTCATGCACCACCCCCACGAAGCGCCAGTTCCACCGCGGAGAGCACGAGATCCGGCACCTGGCGCCCCTGTGCGTTCGGTGCCCAGCGGGTCTGATCCCATGCCCCGACCGTCGGCAGCCATGCCGCGATGCGCCGGGTGGTGACCATGCGTCCGTGCCGCAAGAACCGCACGAGCACCGGCAGGTTGCCGCCATTGGCACGGTGGACTGTGACCTCCCAGTGGGGGAATGGTTCATGGCGCGGGGTGCGCCAGAGGGTGTCGCCGGTGGAGATGGTCATGCGCCGGCCTCCGACAGATCGAACAGCGCGGACTGGTCAGGCTGGCGGGTGTCTTCCACAGCGATCTCCATGTTCTTGATCGCCTGATTGAAGTAGGACTCCTTCAGCTCGATGCCAACACCCATTCGCCCCAGCGACACAGCCCCGTAGACCTCGCTGCCCACGCCCATGAATGGGGTCAGCACCACCTCGCCGGGGTTGGACCGCAGGCAGATCGCCCGGTCGATCACGTCCAGCTGCAGCGGGTGGACGTGCTTCTCATCGTCGGGATCCTTGCTGTCGCGGAACGGCAGCACCCGACCCATGCTGATGTCATCCCAGATCGATGAGGCGTACCGCCGCCAGATCCAGTGGCTGTAGCGGTTCTCGGTTTGCTTGCCCTTCCATCCCTTGTATCGCATCAGCTCCTGCGGGATCGGGCACTCCCCGGCGTAGTGATCCAGTCCGGTCGGGTTCTCGATCGGGATCGGGTTCTCGCCATGCTTGCGGAAGATCAGCAGGTAGTCGGCCGATGCAACACCAGCAAAGGCTGAATCATCCACCACGGTCTTGTGCGCCAGGTTCTTCACCATCGTGCGATTGCGGACCCATAGCGGTTCTTTCCAGATCGTGTGCCGCGCGACATAGTGCCAGCCGTTGGCTTCGTGCAGCTGAATGATCTTGCCCGGCAGATCGAACAGCGCATCCTGGCCGCTGTTGCCGGTCGGAATGTCGGTGCAGTGGACAGCAGTCAGCCGGCCAGGTAGCGTCAGCCGCTGGATCTCCTGCACCACGAACCCGTAGTGATCAAAGAACTGGTCATAGTTCACGCAGTTGCTGATGTCCCTTTCGTTGGAGCTGTAGATGTAGAGGCCCGCGAACGGCGGCGAGTAGATGGAGAAGTGGACGGATCGGTCAGGCATGGATCGCATGACTTCGATGCAGTCGCCCTTGTAGATGGCGTAGCGGTCGGTGAGGACATCCATGAGGGGAGAGAGATTGTGGTGTACTGACGGTGGACGCGGTTGATTTCAAGCGAGTGGTTCATCTCAGCCACAAGGCTGGCGAACATGCGTTCGGCCTGGTGCCGCTTGCGCTGCAGGTTCTCCATGATCCGCCGTTCACCCTCGGTGAGGATGATGTCAACGGTGACAGGGTTCTCCTGGCCGAAGCGCCAGCAGCGGCGGACCGACTGGTAATACTGCTCGAAGCTGTGGGACGGGAAATAGGTGATGTGGTTGCAGTGCTGGAAGTTCAGGCCCCAAGCGCCGATCTTCGGCTTGGTGATAAGCACCCTGGCGCGACCTTCCGCGAAGTCGATCAGCCGGCCCTCCTTGGTGTCGTCACGATCGGACCCTGACACCTGGATCGAATCGGTGATCAGATCCTGGAGCAGGTTGCCTTCCTCGTTCAGGTGACACCAGATCAGCGCCGGCTTGCCGGTGGCGGCCACCATGGCGGCAACCTGCTCGCATCGCTCCCGGACAGTGCGCTTCTTCTCTGCGCGCTGTTCGCGCAGGTCAGTGGCTGGCATGGAGAACAGCATGCCCTCGGGAATTGTCTCAACCTCGATCAGGTGGTCAACCTCCTGCAGTGGCGGGAGGATGAACCGACCATCATCGAAGCCAAGGTCTGAGGGCTTGCGGCACGCCCTAGCCCAGCTGGTCACCCACTGCCAGAAGGGGCGCTCAGCGTGCCCCTTAAAGCGCCATTTCGGAGCCTCGCCATACATTCGCCGGCTGGTCAGGTTGTTCTGATCGTTCTTGAAGAACTTCGCCAGCATGTCCATGTGGCCCATATATCCCAACGCTTCGGAGCTGGTGCCCAGCTCGATGAAGTCGTTAGGCGCAGCGGTTGCCGTGGCCAGCAGGCGGTAGGGCACCTTACGCATGAAGTCGGTGATCTCAGACCGGCGAGCCCCGTCGAAGTTCTTGAGGATGCTGGATTCATCGCAGACCACACCGGCGAAGTCGGCTGGCCGGAAGTGCTCCAGCCGCTCGTAGTTGGTGATCACGATCGGCCCGGCGATGGTGCCATTGGCTGAGCGGTGGCACTCGATGCCGAACTTCTCACCCTCTCGGATGGTCTGTGCCGCAACGGCCAGCGGGGTCAGGATCAACACTGGCCGGCCGGTGTACTGCGCCACGTTCTGAGCCCATGTGAGCTGCATCGCGGTCTTGCCCAGGCCGCAATCAGCAAAGATCGCGGCGCGGCCTTTCTTGACTGCCCACTTGACTAGCGACCGCTGGAAGTCGAACAGCTGAGACGGCATGAAGACCGGATCGAAGCCATGGGCAGCGCCGGTATGGGTCTTGAGGTTCAGGAAGTCGTCGTAGTTCACGGCTCCTCCCCTGTTACCACTTCACCCGATCGGCCCAGAACGCGGCTGACATCTTCCCCCGCGCGATGTTCTGCGCATGGCGTGCCTTGAACGATGCCCGGCGTGCCTTCTGCGCGGCAGTCTGCGGGTTCTTGCCCGCACCGCTCACGCCCTGCTGGCCGAAGCGGATCAGCTTGATCGTGCTGCCTTCCTTGGCCAGCACTGCGTGCGATTTGGTCGGATGGTTGGGTGTGCGCTTCGGCTGGTTGTAGCCCTGAAACTGTTCGCCGCGGTACTCGATCACTGGTCACGGTGCATCTCCTTTGCATTCTGGAACTGTGGGCATGCTCCGGTCGGTGGCCGGAGGGTATGGAGCCAGAAGCGTCCGCCGTGGCGTTCCAGCCAGCGGGCGCAGTTGTGCCGGCGGCGGCACTTGCTGTCGAAGCAGCGCAGATCGTCGGGTTGCAGCACGGTCATGCCCAGTCATCGGGGAACGCGATGGACACCACGCGCCAGCCGGTGCCGAGCGGGCCGATGACCTTCTGGGCCTCACGGACGGCCTGATAGGAGTCCGGGGCAAGCACGGCAACCGTGCGGAGCGCCTCGCCATTGCGGAGCGTGACGCGGTAGTCCTGCGGGATCTGTGGTGGGGATGCCATGGGTGGCGGTGTGGGACGCCCAGAAGATAGCACTTCTGCCCACCCCTTGCCACCGTTGCCCGCCATGCGCTACCGTTTGGAGGTCCGCCACCCATGAATGGACGACTACCACGCTTCACCGGCACTCAGTGCCACGCGGCTTAAGGCCGCTGCCAACCTCACGCCGCGTCAGTACTGGCGGCGGCACCTTGACCCGACCCGGCCAGCTTTCGTGCCATCCGATGCGATGCGGCAGGGGTCGCTGGTGGATTGCCTGCTGACCAGCCCGGACCGGTTTGATGCCACCTATGCGGTGATGCCCGAGGGCCTCAACCGCACCACCAAAGCCGGCAAGGAGGCCTATGCCGAGCTGCAGGCCACCGGGAAGGAGATCATCAGCGCCAGCTGGCTGGCCATCGCGCAGGCGATCGCCGGCGCCCTGCAGGCCGATCCTGTGATCGGTCCGCTCCTCAAGCACGCCAGCCAGTCCCCGCATTTCTGGGAGGATGAGCAGCTCGGCCCGTGCCGTTACCTGCCCGACATCGAAGCCCCCGGCCTGCTGCTGGACCTCAAGAAAGCCGCATCGCCTGATCCCCGTGGCTTCGCGTCACAGTGCTGGCAGCTGGGCTACGACATCCAGCTGGCCCACTACGCTGCCGGGCACCTCAATCGGTTCGGTGGTGCGCTCGGGCAGGTTGGCTTCATCGCTTACGACTGGTCGGAGTGCCCCGACTTCGGCCTCTACTGGATGCCGGCCGACTGGCTGCTGATCGGCCATCAGCGCCGTGCGGAAGCCGCTGCCCGCATCCGCACCTATGAGGCCACCCCAACCGTGCCGGGCACCAGCTACGGCACTGCCACCCTTGAGCTGCCGCGATGGGCAACCCCCGGCAGCCGTTCCACCCTCAATGAAGAGTTCTGACCATGACCAGTGCGATCACAACCTGGAGCCCCGATCAGCAGCGGCTCATCAGTTCCACCATCGCCCCGGGCTGCAGCGCCGATGAGCTGACGCTGTTTGCCTATGCCTGCCAGCGCACGGGGCTCGATCCGTTCAGCCGCCAGATCTATGCGATCAAGCGCGGCGGCAAGATGACCATTCAGGCCGGCATCGATGGGCTGCGGTCCATCGCGGAGCGCACCGGTGAGCTGGCAGGCTGCCAGCGGTATTGGTGCGGCCCTGATGGCGAATGGCGCGAGATCTGGCTCGAAAGCAAGCCGCCCGCCGGTGCCAAGGCCGTGATCTGGCGCAAGGGTTGCGAACACCCATTCGTAGCCGTTGCCACGCTGGCCGAGTACGACGCCGGCCAGGGGCTGTGGCGCAAGATGCCGGCCACCATGCTGGCCAAGTGTGCCGAGGCCCAAGCGCTGCGGACGGGCTTCCCCGCTGACCTGTCGGGCATCTACAGCTCGGAGGAGATGCAAGAGGCTGATGTGGTGGAGGTCAACCCCACCCCCGCTGCTGCACCCGCTGCTGCACCAGCCCCCGCAGCACCAGCCCCGGCACCTGCCCAGCTGAGCAGCACCTACTCAGCCGGCCAGCGGGCCATCACCGCTGCTGCAACGGTCGAGAAGCTCAAGGCCATCGGTGATCGCCTCACCGAACGCCATGCCGCCGGTGAGCTCACCGATGACGAACGCGATCAGTTGCTCGCCATGCTCCTGCAGCGTGAACAGCAGCTGGCACCTGACCCCTTCGGAGATGAATGAACCGTTCCTGACGACACGCCAGCTCGCCCGGCGGTGGGGGTTGCAACCTGCAACCCTGAAGCGCATGCGTACCCGCCGTACCGGCCCCGAATGGATCCATCACCCCGGCCACCTGCCATGGGGCACTGAACGGATCCGCTACCCACTTCATGCGGTCCTGGCCTATGAGGCCGCACGTTCCATCACTCCTATTGAGCCATGAGCGCCCCGAAACTGACCATTGCATTGTTTACGCCGAAGCAATCCGGCAAACGCTATGTAGCAACCGGCAGCCTGTCGCTGACCGTTGAACAGGCCGCACAGCTGGCCGACTGGCTCGTGAGCCAGCCCGGTGAGCATGACGACTACCACGACGGCCCGGTGGTGCGCCTGGCTGCCTTCATGTACGAAAACACCAGCAAGGCCGGCAAGGCATACCACACGGTGCAGCTGGTGGATCCCGGCACCTTCGGTCAGCCCCAGGAAGAAGAGGAGGCACCCTTCTGATGACGATCCTCGTTGATTTCGAGATCCATGCGCTCTGCAACGGTGAGCACCAGCCGATGGTGGCACCGTTTGATGTGGAGCTGCTCAACCCTGCCAGCCTGGACATCCGGCTGAATGATGACCTGCTGATTGAGACGGCAGAAGGTCCACAGATGATCCCATATCCATTCGGGCGGCACGATGTGGACAACCCGTATCTGCTGCGGCCGGGCCAGTTCGTGCTGGCCAGTTCGGTGGAGGTGTTCCACCTTCCCGATCGCATCGCAGCACAGTTCGTCCTGAAGTCCAGCCGGGCCCGCTCTGGCCTCGAACACCTGATGGCCGGATACTGCGACCCAGGATGGTCGGGCAGTCGGCTCACCATGGAGCTGCACAACAGCCGCCAGCTGCACCCGGTGCCGATCTGGCCGGGCATGAAGATCGGGCAGATGGTGTTCCATCACCTCGACTTGTCCCCGCTGCGGTCGTACCTGGAAACCGGCCGCTACAACAACCAGGCCCACGTCCAGGAGTCGCTCGGATGACCACGCATCAGGAACAGGAGGCCCGCCAGGCCACCTACACGGGGCTGGTGGCGGGGTTCAACACCACCGAACAGGAGAGCACCGATGACGCTTGACCTAGCCGAAACCCTGCGGCTTCACGGCCTCTGGCTGCAGGGTGATCCTGCAGGCGTCTACGCCAACCTGCGCGACGCCAACCTGCGCGGCGCCGACCTGTGCGACGCCAACCTGTGCGGCGCCGACCTGTGCGGCGCCGACCTGTGCGACGCCAACCTGTGCGACGCCGACCTGTGCGGCGCCAACCTGCGCGACGCCGACCTGCGCGGCGCCGACCTGTGCGGCGCCAACCTGCGCGACGCCAACCTGCGCGACGCCAAGGGGTTGCCGATTGCAGAGGATGCCCCAGCGCGGCTGCAGGCAGTTGCGGCCACCGTATTGGCGCAGCCTGCTGCGCTGCAGATGAGCGCTTGGCACGACGACTGTGGGACTGCGCACTGTCTCGCCGGCTGGGCGATCCACCAGGCCGGGCCAGTGGGAGCAGTGCTGGAGCGGCTGCACGGGCCACATCTGGCAGGGCTGCTGTTGATCGGTGTTGAGGCGGCCGAGCACTTCTACGACTCCAATGAGACCGCGCTCGAATGGCTGCGGTCGATTCACACCACTGAGGAGAGCAC